GGCCTTTGAAGTTGCTATCGCTTCAAGACGCGGTGGAAGAAGGGGTGCGCAAAGGGTATTGGGAAATGGACTACGACGAGGAAACCGACATGGACATCATCGTCCTCTGTTGAACCATCGATTCGACGCATAGCACGCGCATCACGGTGTGTTCTGGATCATAGGGTACAGAACACGCCTTAGCTGCGCGCGCGCATCCATGCCCGCAGCATGTCGGGCATGTCCGATGACACCCCGCGCCAACTCGCCAACCTGATCCGCTTCGGCACGGTACAAACCGTTGCCGGCAAACGCGTGCAGGTGAAGATCGGCGGATTGCTCACGCGTCCTCTGCCGTGGGTATCGCCACGCGCCGGGAAAACCAAATCGTGGTCGCCGCCAGATATTGGCGAACAAGTCGTGGTGCTTTCCCCCAACGGTGACCTGGGTACAGGCGTCGTCCTCGGCGGCATCTTTTGCGATGCCCACGATATCCCTGAAGAAGCCAACGCCAACACGGTCGTGGTGGCATTCGGCGATGGGGCGGTATTGCTCTATGACCAGGCCGCGCACCTGCTCAAGGGAACGCTGCCCGCGACCGGTCGCGTGGAAATCACCGCGCCCGGCGGCTTCAGCTTCACCGGCGACATGGTCATCAACGGCCAGCTCAGCGTGTCCAAAGCGGCGACGTTCGAGCAAACCGTCCACGCCAGCCAGGCCATCACCAGCGATACCGACGTCAGAGCCGGTGACATCAGCCTGAAAAACCACCCGCACGACAAGGTGCAGCCGGGCAGCGGTATCAGCGGAAAGCCGATGCCGTGATGGGCATGGATGCACGCACCGGCAAAGCGTTGAGCGGCGATGCGCATCTCGCGCAATCTATCGCTGACATCCTCTCCACGCCCATCGGCACGCGGCTCATGCGTCGCGACTACGGCAGCCGCGTGCCCGATCTCATCGATGCGCCGGCGAACGCCGCCACGCGCGTGCAGCTCTATGCCGCGACCGCGACCGCGCTCATGCGCTGGGAACCGCGCATCACGCTGAAGCGTGTCGCGCTGTCCGCTGCCGATGCGCTCAAGGGCCGCTGGGTGCTCGACCTGGTGGGCACGCGCACCGATACGGGCACGCCGGTGGATCTGTCAGTGCCGGTCGCGCTGCCTGGAGCGCAGCCGTGACCGATGCTATCCAGCTTAATCAGCTTCCGTTGCCGGATGTCGTGGAAGCGCTCGATTACGAAGCGCTCCTTGCCATGGCCGAAAATCGCATGGCGCAGCTGTGGCCGGCCTACACCGCCACGGTGGAATCGGATCCGATCCGCAAAAGCCTGCAGGTGCTGGCGTACATCGTGCTGCAGGAACGCCAGAAGAAAAATGACGACGCGCGCGCGTGCTTTCTGCCGACCGCGCGTGGCAAGGACCTCGACAACTGGGCGGCAAGCCTCGGCGTGAAGCGCCTGCTCATCAGCCCGGCCATTCCTGAAAAGGCGATCGAAGCGGTCTACGAGTCCGACGACGATCTCTTGTATCGCTGCCAGCTTGCACCTACCGGCTACTCCACCGCCGGCCCGGCCGACGCCTACGAATTCCTGGCGCGCAGCGCGTCCGGCCAGGTGCTTGATGCCAAGGTGACGAGCCCTGAGCCCGGCACGGTGGTGGTGTCGGTCATGGCGCGCGACGGCGACGGCACGCCCTCGCCCGAGTTGCTGCAAACCGTCACCGACTACATCACCGTGAAGGCGCGGCGCCTGTTGACCGACAAGGTGATCGTGCAGGCCGTGACCATCCGGCCGTTCACCGTATCGGCGCGGCTCGCGTTTTTCGCCGGCCCGGACGCCGACGTCGTGCTGACGACCGCGAAAGACAGCTTGGCTAAGTACCTGGCCGAGTCGCGCCGTATCGGCCGCAACATCACCTTGTCCGGCCTGTATGCCGCACTCAAGGTGCCCGGTGTCGAGGATGTGCTCGACTTGACGCCGAACGCCACGCTCGCGGTGAGCGATACCGAAGCGGCCTACTGCACGAGCGTGGTGATCACGCCCGGAGGCGTCGGTGAATAGCCTGCTGCCACCCAACGCCACGCCGATGGAGCGCGCCTTCGCCCAGGTCTGTGCGGAGCTGCTCAGCTTCGCCACGCCGCTGGCGACGCTCGCCAATCCCGACACCATTCCCGCGAAATTTTTGCCGTGGCTGGCCTGGTCACTCGGCGTGCGCAGTTGGAAGCCGTACTGGTCGGAGGCGGTGAAGCGTTCACGCGTGCGTCATGCCCTCGCCATCGCGCGGCAGCAAGGCACCGCGCAATCGGTGGAGGACGTCGTCGCCTCCTTCGGCGGCCATGTCGTCGTGCGGCCGTGGTTCGAGCAGGAACCGGAGGGCGAGCCGTTTACGTTCCAGCTCACGCTGACCCTGACGGACAGCGCCACGCAGGACACCTCCGCCGCGTTCGTCGATGACGTGATCGCTGAGGTCAGCCGCACGAAATCCGCGCGCGACCACTTCACCTTCACCCAGGGACTCAACGCCCGCGCGAGCGTGGGCGTCATACCCGTCGTTCGTGCGATGGCCTACGCCCACCTTCAATTTGCAGGAGCCGCCTGACGTGGGTGCACTGATTCTTTCCGTCACCGACGCCGGCTTGGCCGCGCTGCGTAACGCCCAAGGCGACGGCACCAATGCCGTGCGTGTCGCTTACGCCACCGTCACGGCCACCGCGTTCACGCCCGGCCAAGCCGTCCCCGACGAAATCAAGCGCATCGCCACGATCGCGGGCGGCGCCACCGCACCGGACACGATCCACGTCACGATCAGCGATGCGAGCAAGGACGTCTACACCGTGCGCGGCTTCGGCTTCTATCTCGCGGACGGCACGCTGTTCGCGTCCTACGGCCAGGCCGAGGTGATTGTCGAGAAGTCCGCCGGCGCCGTGATGATGCTGGCCTGCGATGTGCAGTTCACCACGGTGTCGGCGAGCCAGATCGTGTTCGGCGACACCACGTTCGTGAATCCCGCGGCGACCCCGGACACGCTCGGCGTGGTGAAGCTCGCCACGGACGAGGACGCCAAGGCCGGACGCGATACGCAAAAAGCACTTGTGCCGGCCAATCTGCTGGCTACGCTCAATGCGCGCTTCGGCGCGGGCGCACCCACCGATTTCACCAAGCGCTTGTTGGCGATCGCCACCGGCGCGGACTTCCTCACCGCCATCGGCCCCACGTTCCCGCCAGCCAAGCATACGCACGGGATGGACGACATCACCGGCCTGGTCGCGCTGCTCGCGGCCAAGCTCGATGCGCGCGCCCGTTATGTGCCGGGCCAGATCATCGTGACGGCCGGCAAGCAAGCACCGCCCTACACCCTGCTGTGCAACGGCGCGGCGATCTCGCGCGCGCAGTATGCGGAGCTGTTCGCCGCCATCGGCACCACTTACGGCGCGGGCGATGGCGTCACCACCTTCAACCTGCCCAATCTCGGCGAAGGCACGGTGATCAAGGCCACGGTCGACGCCATCAAGGTCGGCACGTACAGCGCGGGCGCATTGCTGACGCATACCCACGGCGCGACGGCCGCCGCCGGCGGCGATCACGGTCACAGCGTGAGCCTGACCGCGGGTGGCGGCCATAGCCACGGCGCGAGCGCGAGCGGTGTGGGCGACCATGCGCATGCCGCGTGGACCGATGGGCAAGGCAATCACGCGCACAGCGGCTCGACCGATGCGCAAGGCCAACACTCGCACGTCACGCTCAACAGTCTCTTTGGCGACGGCACCGGCTCCAACTATGTTGGCGGTGGCGGCCCCGCCTTCCGCAACATGCAGCGGCAAACCAACGACGCCGGCAACCACGCGCACAACTTTGGTACCGACTGGCAAGGCAACCACGGCCACAACATCGGCATGAACGGCGCCGGCGCACACTCGCACACGATCTCGATTGCCGCCGTGGGCGACCACACGCACGGCCTGTCCTTGGCTAACGGCGGCAGCCATAGCCACACCCTCACCATCGCCGCGGCCGGCGGCAGCGACAACCTCGCCGCCG